GGATCTGGTTATTCGCACGAGCCGTGACCAATCCGCCCTGTTGAATCTGTTGATTAACAGTCCCGAGCCGTTCGCGGTTCAGCCTTCCCTTGAGCCTGCGGACGATGCTTTCGGTCGATTCGCCGGACAGGAGCCCATTCCGAACCGCCTGCGCGAACAGCTCTGCCTGTGCAGTGCCGATGTCCTCGAAAGCCTTCCGCACGATCTGACCGTTCGGCAGGGTAAGAGTCACGCCATCAGCAACGGTTACGCGAGCAACGGTGCGGGCAGCGCCTGGCAGCTGATCGCTTAGGGAAACGATCCCGAGCTGCGTTGGGTCGGAGGTAACGACTGCTTGAGCGAACTGCGGACTGATCTCGACCGTGCGAACGACCACCGGAGCGCCGGGAGGCTGTAGATCCCGGAGTTGCTGAACCATGAAGTCGCTTTGCAGGATGGCTAAGCCCTGAAGCTCTTCGGTCATCAGCATCGTGCTATCGCCTGACCAGGTAGCTAGCGACTCCTTGAGCTGGGCAAGGATGGCGCGTAAGCGAGCTGCTGTCTGCGGCGCAGAACTAGGGTCTAACGCTGCTAGCCGTTCGGTCGTGTCAAGGATGACGTCGTTGTAAGCCCTGACGATGCGACGGGTAACACCGTTGCTATAGCGATTCAGGTCAATCGCGTTGCGGTAGAACTCAGCGTGCTGAGTCATGGCACGATCCCGAGTTCTTCAGCAGGGCAGGGGGTCATTACCAGGACATCAGCGCCAGCTCGCAAGCAGCGTTCGATTAGCTCGTGCAAAACGAACTCGACGTGCTCGACGTCCTCTTCTAGCTGCATCTCCTCAACCTCGTATTCCCTACCGTCACGAAACCAGGTGCAGCGAACGACGGCAAAGATCGGATCCGCCAGCGGTTTTTCGAGGACGGTGAGCTGTTGCTTCCGGGGTTTCGATGCGCTCATCGGAGTCCTCCAGCCGACTCATCATGCCGGGATCTCTGAAGTATCTTCCGGCTCTGCTGATTCCTCCGGCATGTCGTTAATAGCAGGCGGCTCAGGCGGTGCCATCTCGACATAACCGCCAGCCTGAGTCGATTCCAGTTCCTCCTCGACGTCAAACTCATCGCCCAGGACCTCGCCTTCATAAAGCTGATCGAGCAGAGTTTTCTGGCTGATCGTGCCAGCCGTATAAAGCTGCAGGAGCGCCTGAATCTCTTGAGGCTCCAAACGAGCACCAAGGAAGTCACGATTAACAAAACTGCTACCTACCTCTGCGATGTTTAGGTAGTGGGCGTGATGAGCCAAGCAGTTGTCGATCAGATCTTGCATGTTCTGCGCGATGACCATCATCGTGCTGTCGCCTTGGCTGCGGTCGATGCGCTTCGATTCGGCAGTCTCGGCAGAGAGCTTCTGACCGAGAACAGCGGATAGACCTAGCTCGTTGATCTGGCTAGCGAGCTGATCGAGACGGCGGAACTGAGAGTCAAAAGCGTTGCTGGGGGGAGCAATGTATTCAGCCCGTCCATCACTGGGGAAGCTGATTGCTTCTCCTGGACCAGCGCTGACCTCTTCTGCCGATTGCGGGAAGCCATAGAACGCCAGCATCGGCACTGCCGAGATGTGCAGCTGGTTGTCGAGGTCGCTTTGAACCTGATACGCCTTGAGGTTGAGATTGGCGATGTCCTCAAGCGGCGGGCGTGACTCCATAAAGTTCACGCGGTTCGAGTAAGCGATAGCAAACGGGATGTGATCCATCGTTGTTGTACCGCTGTCGTGTACAACAAACTGCCCTTTAGCGTCGTGGCGGTGGATCTCGAAAGCACCAGGCGTTAGGACACGAACCTGCTCGACTTCCTTTTCGCCATACTCGCCATCAGCTTCGACAACCTTTTCGAGGAGGCGCAGCTGAGTGAGCTTCTGCGCCCCGTCGATCAGCTCAGTACGCCAGCCGAGGATCTCTCTTGGCGTGTACGTCACCCAATAGGGACGCCCTTGCGAACCAGCAGCAGGAGCATCGACCAGAACACCGATGTGCCCATAGCGGACCATCTTGCGGCAGGCTTCGTAGCACCAGACGTTCAGGTCGTTGCCTTGCAGGTCAACGTCGAACAGCTGCTCGCGGACGACATCGGAAACGTCGTTAAGCCTGACCGGCTTACGGGTCAACATGCCAGCCAGCATCCGTTCCAGGCGGATGTAATAAGGCGGGCAAACGGAACGAGCTAGGCGGTTGTCATACGCCTCGTCGAGTTCCCTAGGTTCCTGCGGCAAGTACCGACGATGACGGCGGCGCAGTTCGTAGCTGCCACCGATCAGATCTTCAATCAGGATCCAGTGCGGCTCTTGATTACGCCAAGCAGCGTTCGGGTCGTTGACCTTGGCGACGCGAGCGGTCAGCTGACGGTCGTAGTGCTGGAAGCCGCTGTACACGTCTCTGTTCTCTCAGCTTTGCTGCATTGTAGTTAGCAAGGCTAGTAGACCCTGATGCCAGTTCCTTTACCAGACTGCATATACATCGGGTTGAAGGCACCAAGGATTAGGTAGCCGAGACCGTCTGTCCAGTGCTCGATATTGGCTGACTTGTCGATGACGTAATCAGTCGCGCCTTCTTTGAAGCAGACGTTCTTGAGCGCCTTAATCGTGTGCTTACAGCGCGGATGGATAAACAGACGCATCTGACCGTCGGCAGTGCGAATCATCCAGTTGGTTGAGTTGATCTTGTCTTTTACTGCCCAGGGTGCTCGTGGGCTGATGCATTGGAAGCCGTAGCGGCGGATGATGTCGTGGTCGGTGCGACCCGCCGAAGATGTCTTGCGGGCGCTCCCTGTTGGATCTGGATAAGCAATAATTCGCCGGTCCGGGAATCGTTCCTTAAGGAGTTGGCAAACCTCATCGGTATTGGACTGCTTTACAGCGAGCTCATCCCAGATGTGCACAGTATCACCGACGCGAGAAGCCAGAACGCCAGCCATGATGCCAACGTTAAAGTCAGTGCCCCAATAGATTTCTCCGCCGGTGTCTTTGACATCTTCGGAGATGTTGTCATCGCTGAAGTCAGGGTAGACACGTCCAGCAAGGGTCTCGAAGCTGGCTAGGTACTCCTGACGGAAGGTGCGCTCATCAAGCGTGCGGCGTGCTGCTTCGACTTCCTCTTCGGGGACGTTGCCGCCCTCGATGGTTGTGTAGGAAAAGGTGCGCCAGTCGTTTTGCTCCTGCGCCTGTTCCCATAGATCGTGAAACCAGTTAAGACCGGCGGGAGTGCTGATAAACCAGGCAGGACCGCCTTGATCGGAGAGCGCGGGGCGGAGCACCATCTCCCAGGCTTCTTGCTTGACGTAAGCGGCTTCATCGACGACGAGAGCCGAGAGGCTCACGCCGCGCAGGCTGTCCTCGTTTTCTGCGCCCTTAAGTTCGATCCGGCTGCCGTTAATTAGCTCGACACTCAGGCTCGACTCGTTTTGCTTAACGACGAGATCCCGTGGCGTCATATCTCGCAGGAGTCGCCAAGCGATCTGCTTTGCCATCCGGTAATTAGCGGTGACATACCAGTTCAAGCTGTTCGGTTTAGCGAGAGCCCAGCAGATCAGGCGCGTGACGCATAGGTAGGTTTTGCCGAAGCGACGACCAGAGCAGAGAAGCTTGAATCGGTTATCGGCGTCATAAACCTGACGCTGCGGTCCGGTCAAAGCCGCTTCGAGTTTCTCGATGATCTCGTTGTACGTCTCCGAGCTGTAGTTGCTACCTGCTTCCGGGGCGTCTAGTACAGAGCCGAGGGATACGGTCCCGAGGATGCTCATTTACCGCTCTCTAGGACGTGCGCGATCCGCGCCATCGTGTTTATACAGCCGAGAGCGACGTGCGGCTGGTTATTCTTCCGGGCTTCCTTTTGAAGGCTTGCGAGCTGGGACATTAGCTCTGCGGTAAAGGTCCGACGGTCGATGTCGAAGTCTTTAATCATGACATCGTTCGCCCAGCGGATGTACTGATCCGTCTGCCGTTCGGAGAGCCCCCATTCATTCGCGGCATAAACAAGGACCTCAGAGCGCACGGCACCGTTAGCGAAGAGCCTTGCGACACGGTTGATCCTGTATGTCTTTTCGGCTTTCGTCGAGCGCGGTGCGCGTCCGCCGTTGTCACCTCGGTCTGCTTTGCGTGCCATCAGACTGGTTTCTCGATGATGTACCCGGCGAAGTCTCCGAAGCGAAACCACTGGTAGGGGTTACCTGGTAGCTCGGAGAGGGAGATTGGTCTTTGTACTCCTGCTAGGGAGAGTTCTTTATGGATTATTTGCTCGGCGGAGGTTTTAGCGGCGAACTTACCAGCGA